AAAATAAAGGTTGTATATTTGCATTGTCAAACAACAACGACGGGGCGTTTACCCCGAACAATTAAAAGAAAATCAAAATGGCAACAACAATTTACAACGGTTTATTATACACAACAAAAGAAATTAATCGCAATTTCCGCATTAAAATCAACGGTATTGTTGACGGTAAAAAGGTTAACAAGTTGGTCGACGTAAAAGGATTGATTGAATTGATTGGCGTTGAAATGGCTAATAAGATGTTGTGCCATGCATTTAATGGCACCGATGATAAAACCGTTTGCAAATTGCGCAGAGGAAAAAAGATAAGTTTCTATGTTAAATAATATCCGACCAATCCAAAGTAATATGAAATTAGATGATTTAGACATCGAGATAAAAAACGAATTGTTGGAACAGCGCAAAGAACTTTGTTCAAAATGGAAACAAAACAGCGCATACGACATTTGTTTTACTAATACAGACGGAACACGTTATTTCAAAGCAAAGCGGGTTGTTTTATCATGGAATGACGACAAAGGTCATTATATGCCATTCGGGGGCGGTACGTATTGGCAAATAAGATATGGTAAAATAAAATGGGCAACCGAGAAAAATCCCATTGGCGGTACGGTTTATGTATGGGTTCAATCACGGGAAACGTTTTCAAAATCTGCAAATGGTACGGTTATACCAAATGAAGTAAAGACAAAGAAAGAAGTTTTGGAAATAGCAAAGCAAATAGGAACGTTGGTAATGTAAGACAGCCGGGGAAATAACCCCGGCAAAATTATAAATCATGGAAATAAAATTGACGTGATGGAAAGTATAATAATAAAAGAAATTGAAATGATGTTGGAATTACCTATGCACGAAAGACAAAAAGCGTATTTTGTAGACTTGTTTAATGCTGCAAAGCTCGTTAAAATTGTTCCGGCGGCTGATGTATTGGAGGATTACGAATTGGAATATATACAGCATGTAATTAAGCCGCAGCCTAAACAATGTTATCGAAATTCCCATTTACTTTGCGAGGCGTTCCCGGAACGGATTCTTTATTGTGAGGGAAAAACAAACGTCCCAATACCGATTGACCATGCGTTTAACAAGGTCGGCGACGCATATATTGACATAACATTTGAATTTGCGTTGCATGAAAACCCGTCAATATATGAGTACGTAACATTTGGCGAGTACGACGCAAAGACCATACGAAAAGTAGTATTGGAAACCGGATATTACGGCGGAATTTACAAATGTTTGTATTATCAGAGTAAGAAATAAAAAGCCCCCCGGCGTCATAAATCAATATGCACCGGGGGAATTTTACGCAGTAACCGAGAGCGATATTTGGTTGATGCGGTACCACAAAAATATATTGTTTGCCGTAAATTGCAAAACAACCCGCAAAAATAAATTTGAAATAAAAGTATTTATTTTTGGTAATTAAAGAAATATTTGTACCTTTGCATCGAAGTTAAGCCCACGCACGGGGATAGTGCGAAATAATATGAATATCAGAAAAGACAAAGAATTGAACATTTTGGCGAAAGCAGCCGGAAAGAAAGCAACAGAAGTTGAAACAATCATTGTAAACCAATTAATCCAAAAGGAAATGATACAAGACGACCCGGAATTTTGGGGATGCACTTTGTTTGATAGTATCGAACGTGACGTTCCGGTTTCTGATGTTGTCGGCATTATCAAAGCAACCGGAATTTCGGTTGTACGTTCCGAACATTTGGACGCATTTCTGAATTTGGTATTGGTCGGAAAAGGAGATTGCCCGGTATGTGGCGGAGAAATGGAAGTTACCGACGCCGATTATAAATGTTGCGGCGGCGATGGGTATTTAACCCCGTATGAATACGAACCGATATTTGAGGAAAAAACCTGCAAACATTGCGGGCATGTAGAGTAATAACCATAAAAATAAAACAATATGAAATTGAGAGTAAACGAAGCAATCGCCCGTTCAGAGGCAAACGGAAAGAAAGTATTGAAAAAGGATATTGCAGCCCGATTGTTTGAGGGCGCAAGCGAAAGCGCACAGCAGGTAAATATGACAAATCTTTGCAACGGGACAACCAAAAGGATTGTTCCGGAATGGGTAGTAATAATTTGCGAAATGTGCGGTTGTTCCGCCGATTATCTGTTTGGAATGGAGGATTAAAACCATGAAAAAGAAGTTTATCGAAAAAATGGAAAAGATGGTTGATGTTTTCTTTTCCGATGCGTGGCAATCAAAGGTTTTTGCAATGATATTTAGCATTTTCGGAGTAATATGTTTTATTGCCGGATTTTGGAATTATATCCTTTTTTTGTTTTCTGCAATGTGTGGATTAATGGTTTATGTATTGTTTAACGAATTAAAGAGCAAATAACATGAGAGCGAAAAAGAAACAGCCGGAAAACCCGGAAAAAAGTATTGCAAACACAATGGGTAACGCAGTAAATGCGGTTAAGAAGTTGGCGGAAGCAATGGGACAATTGCCCGCCGATAAATTCCCGGAAATAAACGATGAACAACAGATTGTCCCCGGATTGGATGCCGTCGAAATAGAACAGCCCGCCGGGGCTTTTGAAATTGTGCCGGGCATGACGGTTGAGGAAATGACAGCAATGTTTTTTGATGGTGCGTTGATTGAACCGCCGTATAAAGTATGGCAGCTAAACAGCAAAGGACACCGATATTATTACAAGTTTGACGACAACGGAACCCCTGAATTTTATCCGTCAGTTACAACAATTTTGTCCCAAACAATGCCACAATCGCCGTTTCTGATAAAATGGATTGCCGACAAAGGAATTGACGAGGCGGAGCGATACAAGGCAGAACGGGCGGCGTATGGTACATTTATGCACGCCCAATTTGAAGAACTTATAATTAACCGGGTTTATGATTTGGACGGATTGAAAGCCAAATTGAAAGATTATATTGATAACAACAAATTGCCCGCCGATTTCATTTATTACGCTGATGATTTCAAAAAGGATATATTAGCATTTGCGCAATTTGTTTTGGATTATGACGTTAAACCGTTAGCCGTGGAAATTGCGTTGGTACACCCCGTTCATAATTACGCCGGAATGATTGATTTACCGTGTACGATGTTATCAAAGCCCGGTTCAAAAGAATACATAAACGCAATTGTGGATTTCAAAAGCGGGCGCAAAGGATTTTACGAAGAAGCGGAAATTCAGTTGCATTTATATGCGATGATGTGGAACGAAAATTTTCCGAATATTCCGATTGACCGTGTTTTCAATTTTAGCCCGAAAGATTGGCGAAAGAAACCGACGTACAATTTGAAAGACCAAACCGACAGCCCGAACGCAAAGAAAATCCCGTATCTTTTGGAGTTGGCAGCAATTGAGGAAGAAAAACGGGATAATACATTTACGGCGGTTTCCGGGGAAATATCATTGGATAACGAACCGGATTTGACAAACAATATTGTTTCGCTGACGTTGGCGGAACTTGTTAAAAGCAAAGCCCCGGCGGAAAAGAAAAAGCCGGAACCGGAGGAAAAGAAAACCAAGACCGTAAAGAGGACCACACGAAAAACGGCAAAAACGGCGGAAAACAAGCCCGTCAAGGAAAAGAAAACCGCAAAACGTACAATTACACCAGAAAAAGAAAAAGTGGCTAAAATCGAAGGAAAACGGCCTAAAAAGCCGGAACCCGTGACAAAGAAAGATTTGTTGAATACTGAAATTGATATTTGATTATGAAAGGACGTATAAACATAAACAGACCAACTCCCGGCATACAACGTGTTATTTTGCCACGTGTGGGGTTTATCAAAGTAGGGTATAAGGAGAAAGCAACCAACGGAAAAGAATATCCAAAAAGTGTTGACTATTTTATTGCTAGTGGAAAGTATGCCGGATTGTTTACCAAAGCATACGGCGAAAAGCCGCAAACTATTCAAATAATTTTCCCGGATGATTGCCCGGAAAAGGTATGTAACGAAATGTACGAATACCGGGACGACGACGGGCGACGCATAGCATACGGCGATGGGGAAACGTTCTTTGTATGGAACGGAAAACAATATGCACAATACAGTACAAAGGATTATCCTAATTTGATGGCAGGGGTTACGGAAAAGCACCCAAACCGTGCCGTAAAGAATGGCGGCGACGGTTGGATTGTTACGTTGACCGTAACGTTTATTATTCCTTTGGTTCGTGGGGTTGCCGGGGTTTGGCAGTTCGTAACAAAGGGTACGGCGTCAACAATTCCAAATATCCGAGACACGTTCGACGCCATGTTGCAGGAACGGGGATTTGTTAAGGGTATAGTTTGGGATATGAACGTACAATTTGCCGTCTCTCAAAAGCCCGGCGACCGTTCCCGTTATCCGGTCGTTTCCATTGTTCCGAACGAAAGCGAGGGGAATTTGCGTAAAGTAACTGAAGCATTTAAGCCAATAAAATTGATAGAAGAATGAAGAAAATTATTTTGTTTTTAGTGATATCAGTAATGTGTGTAAGCGTGTATGCCCAAACTGTAGTAGAGGTTGAAACGTTGAAAGTAACAGACCTTGGGAACCAAAAATTGTGCGCTGCAAAGGTGAATGGGTGTATAGACTATTATTACATTATGCTTAAAACTAGTAATATATATCAAAAGTATATTACTGTTTACCTTGGGGATAAGGAGGAAGCTATAAGGTTACTCCGGTTTTTGTATGACTTAAATCCTAAGGGTGGAACCTATATACATCTGGAAAATAGGACTAACAACGTAGTTTCATGGAATAGATTAGGCTATTATACAGTATTCTCTGAGGGGAGGGTATTAAAAGGACATATAAGAAAGCAAAATATTAAGGGCTTTATCGCAGAATTAACCAATAATGTTTGATAATTCAAAAAAAACATCTATTTTTGCAGTGTAAACAAACGACTACCACCGTTTACAAGATATTTGCTAATATTAGCACAAAGCCCGTTTTCCGGTGTGTGGTAGCCCGGATTACGGGCTTTTTTCATTCTATGAACGAAAGAAGTTATTTAATTTTAGATTTAGTACGTTCAAGGGTTTTAGATTTAAACCCAACGGAAAGCATTTTAGCGTCATGTCTCTTTGGTTTGTTGGCGCAAAATCCAATACAATACGCCGGTAAACCGTATTACATGGCAGACTATAAAAACGTATCTGTTTATTGCCCAATTTTGCCAAATAAGGTTGATACGTTAAGGCGGCTTTATAAGAATTTGGAAAATTTGGGATTGATTCAAATAATAAAGATTGACAACCACGTTTGTTTTACCCCGTCGCAAATGTTAAGAGATTGGGGAACCGTTTACAAACCCGTTGAAGCGGGAAAAAATTCCGTTGAAGCGGAAAAAAATCCCGTGGAAGCGGAAAAAAATCCAGTGGAAGCGAAAAAAATTTCCGTTGAAGCGGGAAAAAATTCCGTTGAAGCGGAAAAAAATTCCGTGGAAGCGGAAAAAAATCCCGTGGAAGCGGAAAAAAATCCGCTCTATATAAATAATATAAA